TATTTTATTGGGTAGGTATTCTAATATAAATACTAGGGATAATATAGGAAGATTATGCTATAGTGATAAGATCACCAATAAAAAGGGGTATGTAGAGATTAAAAATAAAAGTTACTCAGTAACTACGGGTAGTAATAAGTTTTTCCACACTAAATCTACAAGAGGTAAAAACCATATTACTAAACTTGAAAATCAACAACAACTGGTTTGGTGCCCTACAGTTAAAAACCAAAGTTGGGTAGCCAGACGTAATGGTAAACAATATATAACGGGTAACTCCGTTAACGCCCCGATTCAGGGAGCAGCTTCAGATTATACATTGTTTTCTTCTATAATAATATGGGAGGAAATGAGAAAAGCTAATATCCCAATATATATACCTCAGGTTTATACTGTACATGATTCACTTGGGTATTATGTAAGGGGTGAGGATATACATACAGTAGTTCCTATGTTAGAAAAGATATGTGCTAATCCTCAAACTAAAGAATGGTTTGGTTTCCAGATCGATGATGTAGTAATGAAGGTGGATTTTGAAGTATCAAAAACAGATTGGCAATCATTGAAATCTTATGATCCTAGCTATGATTACACAGCGAGTTAAGGATACTATTACTATTTACAAAACAATCAAATGAAAAGGAAGTTAAAAGGTTTAGCAAGGAAAAGTCCTATAATGGATGTATCTATTATTTATGGTACTGAGAATATTAATTTTAATCTTGCCGATGAGTTAAAGATACTTGAGAATGACCTTAATAGAGAATTAAAAGATCAACCCACCCATGTAGGTTTCTTAAGGTTATTGTTAGTAAAGTTAAATACTAAAATGGTTGATGCTAAAGCGGAACTAGACAAAGTAGGGGATGAGCTATTTATAGAATATAAAGATGAGGTAGATAATAATACCGGAAGACCCTATAGTAAGGATGTAGCCATGAGTTATACCAGGTCAGATGAGGGTTATCAAGAAGTATTGAAACATTATACAAAAACAGTAGAAAATCATGGGATCATACATGCATGTGTGGAATCTTTTAATTCAAGGGGTTTTCTAATACAAACCCTATCCGCTAACACTAGGGATGAAAAGAAGTTAAGTTAGTTAATAAATATAAATTAAACACGATTATGGCAAAAAGAGTAAGAGAGAAGGAATCCGGTAAAACTAAGAGTAAAACTGGTAAGACCTTAAAACAGAGATTAAAGGAACAGAAGGAAGAACTTAAAAGAAGAAGTTCAGGATCAAACATTTTTAGACAAAAGGATGAAGGTACATTAAGGGTAAGGATTCTACCAGTGGGTGAAGGCAATGACTTTGCTAGAGAGATTACACAGTTCTGGTTGGGAGATACAATTAAAGGTGTTATATCTCCAGAAACATTTAATGAATCATGTGCTATCTATGATAAGTACAACGAGCTTAAAAACTCTAAGGATGATGTTGACTTGGAAATAGCCAAGAAGATAGTACCCCGTAGGAAGTTTGTTATACCCGTTCTAGTATACACGGATGATAAAGGTAAGAAGGTAAATACCGATGACACTGGTAAGTTACTACAGATTACCAATGGGCTATACCAGGAGATCATTGACCTATACTTAGATGAAGATGATTGGGGAGATATGACCGACCCATCTAAAGGTTATGATTTAAAGATCACACGTGAAGGTAAGGGTAAAACTGATACATCTTATTCAGTAATGCCATGTAAGAACTCACCATTACCTAAAGAATTTAGAAAAGACATTTCCTTGGATGAATTAATTAGAGAAGAGGTAGATACCTATGAACAAACAGAAGAGAAGCTAGGCCAATTCTTAGGAACTGCTTTCACAGATGAGGATGAGGAAGAAGAGGAAACACCCAGAAGAAAGAAAAAGAAATCTTCTAAGTCTTCTGACAAAACCTCAAGCAAGAAAAAGAAATCCAGAAGAAAGAAAGATATATAATAGATGGGTAAGAAACCAGCTAAAGTAAAAGTAAAAACCCAGAATGCCCTCCGTAAAAAATACGAGGGCTCTGGGAATGCTAATGATATAGTGGTATCAGGTGAAGATATGTTATGGTTACCAAGTAGGTTCCTAGCATTCAATGACCAACTCGGTGGAGGGATACCTTTCGGAAAGATCCTAGAATTATTTGGGCAAGAAAGCTCAGGTAAATCTCTACTTGCTTATGACTTTGCCTACTGTTGTCAAGCACTTGGGGGCCAGGTACTATGGGCAGATGCTGAACATTCATTTACTAGGGATTGGGCATTACAAAATGGTTTAGACCTTGATAAGGTGGAATTATATAATGAGAAAGCTATAGAATATATATCGGATTGGTCTATGGACATGGGTATGTATTATAGATCACAGCTTACAAATAATCAACCCATATTATTAGTGGTGGATTCTATTGCTGCATTAGATTGTTTATCAAATAGAAACATGAGTGATGTGGAAGCTAAAGCGGAGATGGGTAACCGGGCTAAGGCCATGGATAAATTCATAAGAGGTAGAAACCTTTTATGGGAGAAGTTAGGAGTATCGGTTATATTTATAAACCAATTAAGGTCTAAGATAGGTGCTTCTAAATATGAAGATCCGGATACTACACCCGGGGGTAAGGCCACTAAGTTTTATGCCTCACAAAGAATAGGGGTGTACGGAGGTAAACAACTTAAAGCCATGGTTAATGGTTATGAGGATAGGGTTGGTAGGGTTACTACAGTACGAGCTATTAAAAATAAGGTAGCTCCACCTAAACCAACTATCAAAGCAGCAGAGGTATACTTCCACCCAGAACACAGTGAACCAATAGGTTTTAGTAAGTATTTCAATTTTGCTGATGTCTTATTAAGGAGAGGGGTACTTAAGAAAAAGCCCGGAGCTTCTAGGTATTATTTAGGAACTACTATGGTAGCCAATGGTGAAAATGCTTTAACTAAAGTACTTAAGGATGATGCTAAACTTAGAAAGAAGTTAATCCGTAAGTCTGGGGTTAACACCATATCCAGGACAAGGGATAAGATGGCTAAAATAACTACCAACTTATTTGCCCTAGACTCGGTATCAAAAACTGATTTAGAAAAGGAATCTTAGGTGTTTTAATTTTTCTTATATTTATTATTAATTAAAAGGGTTGCTAATCACATGATAGCAACCCTTTTCTACAAACTAAAAACATGGTAAAGAATTTGATTATAGATGGGAATAACCTCCTCTATCGTGCGTTTCATAAGTTTACTACCAAAAGCAGAAGTGGGGAAAGCACCTCAGCAATTTATGGTTTCCCCTATATCTTGAGATCTTTAATAGATCTACAGTCTGCGAATAATGTAATGGTAGTCTTTGATGGTAAGAAGAACAAACACCGGATGAAAGCTTACCCGGAATATAAAGGACAAAGAACCGCAACTAAAAAAGCCAGGTCTGTTGATATGGATAACTTCGTAAAGCAACAAACTGAGGTGAAGGCTATACTCCAATGTTTATGTGTACCGGTGATACATAAATTTGATCAAGAGGCAGATGATATTATATGGTTACATGCCAGGAGATGTAAAAGATTAGGAGAGTCAGTAGTAATAGTTTCAACAGATAAGGATTTTAATCAATTACTATCACCCAATGTTAGTATCTGGCACCCCTGGCAAAATAAGAGGATCACACATAAGAATGTACAGGAAATATATAACTACAGCCCAGAAGAATGTGTGGATTGGCTTTCATTACTTGGGGATAAATCTGATAATATTCCAGGAGCTAAGGGCATTGGCGTAAAGGGAGCCCGTAAATTCCTTGATGAGTATGGAAGTATACTTAATTATATAAAGGGTGCAGGCGAGGAGATGAATAAATTTACCCGTAGTCAAGCTGAAGAATTATTCTATAGGAATAGAACTCTTATAGATTTAAGACACTTTGCACGTAGGTATTTGAAAGGAGATAAGGTAAATATACAAATAAACAAAGGTGATAAAATAGATAAAAGAGAACTAGGTATCATAACCTCCAAGTATGATATCAATTCATTCACTAAAGACTCTTTCTTAAAAACATTCAAAAAAATATTATAATGAAAATATTTATATCCGGGGTATCAGGCACGGGTAAAACCACACTAGCCAAATATATATCCCAAAGGTTTAGAATACCTTTTGTAGAGGGATCGTCCAAAGTATTATGGGAAAAACATAAAATAGATTGCCACCTAGATATAGTAAGGAGAAGTATACTAACCCCTAAGTGGGGAATAGAATTTCAAGAAGAGTTATTAGCTTATCGAAAGGAATTAATAGTTGGATTAGATTCTTTTGTTACTGATAGATCACCCTTAGACAATATGGTTTATTTTTTATTACAAAATGCACCCTACGTTAATACCGATGATACCGAGGTATACTTTAATGATTGTATTGAAACATACCCGGACTATTATACTCAAATATTCCTAGATTTTAATAGTGAGGATAACATGATATGGGAAAGGGATGGTATAAGAATAGATAATATACCCTACCAAGATATGGTGAATACTATATTTATGTATATAATAAACACCAGGCCTATTCAAAATGTAAAACTGATAAACCAATGGAACTGGGAGAGAAGAGTAAGTATTGTAGAGGATTTAATAAAACAAGAACCTAATTTATGGTACGAAATAAGAAGAATGTTTGGGCAATAGCCTTTTCTGATTTACATCTTACTAGATATAGACAACACAACGAAGGTAATAGGAGATTAGACAATGCTATAGATGTATTAAGGAGAATAGAAGTTATATCCCGTACTTATGATTGCCATAAATTTTTTATGGGTGATTTATTCGATAAGGAGAAACATATAACTAATGCCTTATTTCATGACACCTTACCTTTCTTTGGTAAGATATATAAAAATGATAAAAGACCCACCTATGCTATCTCGGGTAATCACGATCAATCAGATGCTAATCTAATAGGTAAACCTTCTTATTCTTATATAAATACCCTAGCTAAAACATTTAAAGGTATCAAGTGCTTAGATTTTAAATCCCAAAATTTTGGAGACATAGAGGTTTATGGGGTACCTTATATTACTCATGATCTAGGTCTAATAGAGCATATCCGTAAATTAAAAATCGATCCGTCCAAGATGAATGTCTTGCTTCTACATACCACTATGCCTAATGTAAAAGAGACAGATGGTAGGGTAATGCACTCACACATGCCAACTAATGATTTTGAAGAGGCAATAGCTAAATTTGACCTAGTGTTATCAGGACATATCCATAGACCAATGGAAATGAAAATAGGTAAAACCACTGTAATTCAAATAGGGGCACCTCAACAACAAAGATTTACAGATCGCAATTGTGATATGGGTTATTGGGTAATATACAAGAACCTAGAAGTTGAGTTCATTCCCTTTAATAAGTATCCGAAGTTTATTGAACTAGAACCAGGGGAAACAGCACCAGATAACAAGAATTTCTATGTTGAGACTAAGGTTAAGAAAGATAAAGGTATAACCACTATAAAAAAGAATAAGTTTAATATCAATTCCTCTAGTAGCAAGTTAGCAAGGAACTATTGTAAAGAGAAGAAGATAGTAAATAAGGTTAAAAGAAAGGCGTTAAAGGAATCCTTAAAGAAAGTGATATGAGTAAAGAAAAATGTGCATGCCAAGACAATTGTAATGGGTTTAACCCTGACTTACCAGAAGATTGTTCAGAATGCTATCTAAATAATGGGGATATAGAATTTTATGACCAAGTTCCAGAAGAATTTGAAGAGGCTAAAGTTGAACCCACATGTATATACCCTAGATGTGGTTGCCCTCATTTTATGTGTTAGTAATTAATTAAAGAAAGTAATATGAGTATAGTAAAAGGAAATTGTTTAGAATGTGGAGAAGAGATTGATGTACAGATGTGTTGTAACCAATTTGATTGTGGCTGTCAAGGACTACCAGTAGATCCCCCATTTTGTTCAGAAAAGTGTTATGATATATATATGAAAAAATCTCAATCCAATGGTAAATTTTAAAGAGTTACAAGCAGAGGGCTTTGGTAGTTTAATAGGTAAGATGGCATTCATCCTGGATCAACCAGGACTTAATATAATAAGGGGGAAGGTAGGAGCTGGTAAAACATCTATACCTTCCGCTTTGTGTTGGGTGCTATTCGGTTCAACCCTAAAAGATAAGTCCAGTGTAAACACCTGGGCTGAATATAGACCCGATGATTATGCTGGAACTATGGCAAGTGTTATATTTGAAAAGGCGGGTTCACAGTATATAGTTACTAGGTGTTTAAACTATAAGAAGAAAATAAAGATAGGTGATAAGAAAATGCAGGGAGGTAATAACCTACTTATTTATAAGGATGGTGATCTAGATGGTACTCGTAACAAATCAGAGAAACAGAAACTAATAGAGGAGATAATAGGCTATTCATTCGATCTATTCAAGAGCTCAGTAGTATTTGGGCAAAAGATGAAAAAGATTATAGAGGAAACCGGTCCCCAGAAAAAGAAGATATTTGAAGAGGCCTTCGATGTTGGTTTTGTAAATGATGCTATGGATAATGAGAAGGTTGAATTAGTTAAATTACAATCAGCCAGGGAAACCTTAGATACCGAGGTAGATAAATTAATAAACCAGGCCGAGGCTAAGGAAGAACTATATGAAACAGCCATAGAGAATGAGAACAACTTTGAATCTGACAAACAGGAAAGGATAGGAGAATTAGAAGAGGAATTAAAGGAAGTACTTAAAGAAAGTAAAGAGGTAAAAAATAAGATAGAAGATGTTGGTGACACTGAGGCTTTAAAAGAAAAGATAGATGACCTAGAAACTAAAAAGGATAATGTACAGGTTAATAACAATAAATACGATAAAATAAATAGTAAGCTCCGG